CCACATCATAAAAAATATTGTGTCCTGTTCCGTTGAGACTGATTGCACCCATTTCAATGCCCTGAGCATAAATGTTGTCAAACAAGTTGTGTATGATCCTGGTGCCAGTTGGGCCGCCATTGACTGGAGTTGCGACACCTAGTACAATGCCTTTGAACAAGGTGTCAAACTTTGAATTTGACACTGTGACGCCATTGGTCTGTTGTTCTGTGGCAATACCATAACTTGTGCCTGAAAACACACAGCGGTCAATTGTGACTGTGTTGCATACCAAACTTGCGGTACTGGCAAAGCGTATACCAGCTGTGTTATCAACCTCGGTGTCAAGATCTGCAGTAGTCAACGGGCCAGTAAATGTTACACCTGTGAAACTACAGTTGTTGATATCTTCAATCAAAAACACATCAACGTCAGGATCCAAACTTTGAAATCCCATATTGGCTATGGTGACAAATTGTGGAACAATAGCTCCGTTGGAGCCTATGTTTACACCAGTTTGCTGTAGACTATCACCTGTGCGAGCAACATAGGCTCTGAAAGCTGAGTCGTCGCTGGATGTCATCTGAATAACACTGTTGTCTGCACCTTCGCCACACAGTGTAGCAAATGGCGGAATTATAATTGATTGTGTGACCTTGTAAACTCCAGCCGGGAAAAACAATCCACGACGTATTTGAGGATTTACTTCTCTACAATAGATTTGATACAGAGCACGATTGATAGCTGCTGTGTCATCAGCAACACCATCACCTACTGCACCAAAGTCTTTGACTGTGGCAAATTGATCCAGCCAGTTTTGCAAACTTTGACTGATTGGTGAACCAGCTGTGGGGCCTGTTTGAACGGCATAACCAGTGGCAGTTTGTCCACTGTAGGTGTAATTGGTTTGAAAAGCCAAAATATCAGAAAACTCTGTAAGAACTTCTGTGTTACCGATTACCGGAGCGCCTTCTTGCAGTGTGCCATTGCCAATGAACAATCTACGTTCATCAATTGACCAGCCAAATTCAGCACCAGCTAGTTGTGGTAAGTTTTCCTGTAGCCCTTTGCGTTGGGTAATTCGCGATATTTGTACAATAGCCATCTATAGTTCTCCGATCACGTATTTAGCACATAAAACTGCTCTACACGTTTCCACCACTGACTACGATAATGTTCAAATTCAGCACCTTCCAAAACAAATTCCTGATACTGTGGCTCTGTTAGTACATTGCCCATGTCATCTACTTCGGGCTTGACACACATCAAAATCACACCTTTTTTGATGTCAGTGCCGTGTAATTCATTATGTGCTTCTGCGTAGGCACAGAGTTGTAGGAAATAATCCTCGATCCACTCAATCTTTTTGGGCTTGTTGGTTTGCTTGTAGTCCAAAATAGCCGGTTCATTTAGATGCATTCCAGCGGCATCTGTGGTGCCTGCGTATATGCCGGGAAAATACAGCGGAACTTCGTAGCCCCAGAACTCATTGACTCGATCAGTTACCCCTTGATCAATCACTGTTTGTGCCATGGCATGACTGGCCCACCCAAAAGGATTGGTTCCTCTATCTTTTAGTTCACCATGTTTGACATAGTGTTCCAAGTAGGTATGCATACGTGTTCCACGGTTGGCAGCTTCTGTGGTGATCTGCTGTGCTTTGGCTTCGCCCACACGTTGGCGCCATTGTTGCAACGCCTGTATTTTTTCTGCTGGTTTGGTTCGATCCAAGATAGTTGTAACTGAAGGCAACTTGTTGCCGTCGGGTGTAGCATAAAAACGTTTGCCATTGACTTCTACTCTAGGAACTGGTGCATATTCAAATCGAGGATTGAACATCAAATTCTAAAACTTTCTCCGCAACCACAGCGGTCTTTTTCTGCATCGTTGATAAATTGAAATCCTTCGTTGAGTCCTTGTCGTACATAGTCCACAGTGAGATTTTTGAAATAAGGTTGATCTTTGCGATTGATCACCACACTGAATCCATCATGTAGTTCTGCGTCATCGCCAGGTTGTAGAGTGTCCACATACTCCAGCACATAAGCCAGCCCACTACATCCGGTGGTTCTAACACCTATGCGTATGCCCATGCCACCACCACGTCGATCTAGGTTGCGTGCTATTTTACTGGCAGCTGCCGGAGTAACTGCAATCATGCCGAGAAGCTTGATCCACAACCGCAGGTTGTTTGGGCGTTAGGATTCGTGATTGAAAAGCTACTGCCATTGACATCGTCTTTGAAGTCAATCACTGCACCAGCAAGATATTGCATGCTCATGGCATCTACCAGCACGCCGCTGACTTCAAAGTCATCTTCGCCGGTTACTTCATCCAGTGTAAATCCATATTGAAATCCTGAGCATCCGCCGCCTTGCACAAATGCACGAACCTTTAGATTGGCGTTGTTTTCTTCGGCCAAAATGTCGGCAATTTTTGCCTGTGCTGTTTCAGTTATTGTTATCATACTGTTCCTTGTTTGTTTCGGTAATCTTGGATGGCGGCTTTGATTGCGTCTTCGGCCAAGATGCTACAGTGTATTTTCACAGGCGGCAACGCAAGTTCTTCGGCAATTTGACTGTTCTTGATTGAGCCTGCTTCGTCGAGACTTTTGCCTTTGACCCATTCGGTAACCAGCGAGGAGCTCGCAATCGCCGATCCACAGCCGTAAGTTTTGAACTTGGCGTCTGTGATTACTCCATCTTCCACTCGGATTTGTAAACGCATCACATCTCCGCAGGCAGGAGCACCCACTGTTCCTGAACCCACTGAAGGGTCAGTGGCATCCATTTTGCCCACGTTGCGTGGATTTTCATAGTGTTCAATTACTTTTTCTGAATAGGCCATGTTGGTATCTCCTTAAGGATAGTATAACATATTGCTAGAGTATTTACAACCGTTTTGGTTACTTCATTCGGCGCTTGAGCGCGGCCTTGGCATTGGAATCCACTGTGGCTCTGGCTTGGTCCACTGTCATACCTGTGTCAGTTTCCAGTTCACCTTTGAATCTAACTACCCCTGAATTTGGATCCAGAGGCTCTAGCACATTTTTGAGAGGAACCTGAGAAATAAGTTCGCCCAGGTTTTCTTTGGTAACGTTTACATCAAGACTTTTGGCAGCTTTGATAAATGCATCTTGACTGATTTGTCCGCGGGCATTTTCATCTTTTGCTCGATCTGCTAACCATGTGGTCAATGCCAACAATCTTGTGTTGTTGTCATCTGCAAACTCACGCAGTCTCATTATCTCTTGCCGCGGCCCAAACTGACTTCTAGGTCAGAAACTTCTTCTTCGGGCTCAGGTGCTGGTAATTCTTCTGTGCCCATGTCAGGCATTTCTGCAGGAGCCATGTCAGCACCAGGAACAGCAGGAGCTTGGCCAGTGACCACACCCAATGCTATTTCTAGCTGACCTTTGGATCCTTGCAAGTTCTGTGTCAAACCTGCTAGAGCTGCTGTGGCATCTGCATTGAATTGTTGAGCCTGGTCAACGCCAACTTCATTCTTTATTGAATCAACCAGGGCTGGCAAATCTTTGAACTGCATTGAAGTAACTTGTTCAATCATTTTTTGTACTTGGTCAACCATGTCTTGTGACGCCAATACAACTTGAGCCTGTTGAACTTCTGATTCTTTTAAACGACGACGCAGACTGTGAGCTTCCATGGTAGGCATGGGTTTGTTCAATTCTGCTTTTTCTTTGTTTAACTCAGCCATTTGAGTATCAATTTCTTTGCGACGATCGTCGCGTTGTTTTTTTGCCTTGGCCATTTCGGCGGATTTCATTGCAGCGGCTTGCTGTGGAGTTTGTCCAGCTGGTGCAGTTGTTGTTTGTCCTACCATAGGGGCTACATCTTGCTCACTGATACGACTGGCCAAAGCCTGTTCCATCATGACCAATTTTAAATAAGCAGGATTTTTCTCACTGCTGTGAAATTCAGGTTGGCGACGATGTTCGCTGATCAGGCCACGCACACGGTTCAACATCTCATGTGCTTGGCGCTTTGAAATTGATTCAAAGCTAACAGCAGTACCAAAGTGACTTTCCATCACTTTAGCGACTTGTTTGGTTTTTTGTGGTGCGGCCAGATCTTGCAGTTTCATTATCAAATCCTTTTTGTTGTAAATATTTAGCTGAATTAATGTATTTGGTCAATTGATTTTCCAGTTCTTTTCGGCGAATTATTTTGGTTTCTAATTTTGTGTCAATTGATTCTCGAAAATCAGGACTTTTGCTTCGATTGGCAACCCCCATTCTAACAAATATATCATTGGCAGCATGGGTCAAACGATTGTCTGTGTGCAATATATCACGTGCCAAATTGTAATTACAATACTTGTCTGCCACACACCAACTCACTGCTGATCTAGTGGAACTGAATTCACCCACGGCATCTGCTGCACAATACACAGTGTATCCGGGACGATTGGATGTTATTCTATATTTTCCAAACAACTCATAGTCACCGTGATCATTGCGCCAAATAATGTTGGGCATCACGGTGCGTAATTCTTTTGACACCCAGGCTTCTAGTTCTTGGTCTTTCATTTATTTAAAAACGTAGGAAGCCATTAGCCAACCAATTGCGCCAATCAACATGCCAATCACACCCACACCCCAGGCAATCAATCTATCGTTGTGTTTTTCCACGTGATCAGCCAACATTTCTCGGATGTCAGCAACACATTGTTCTACCTTGTTGACTTGGTCGGCAAGATTGTCCAATCGCATATCTAGACTGCTGTAACGTTCTGCACACAGTTCAACGTGTGCTTCTAGACTCTTTTTTTCAATTTCAGTGGTTTCAGACATGGTTAGTTTTCCTATCATGTATTTATTTCTGTTGCTTCAAACCATATGTTTGTGTTCACTGCCAAAACTGTGCCATTGACCAATGATTCATTTAATCCTGTCAGCATGGGCACGCCCTCACAGTCTGCTTTCAACACTGCCAGACTGTCTGTGCCATCTGTAAAAAGATTTTGATTTTCCACTTCAAATTCAAAACACCAACAATCCTGGTTTTTCACAGGATCTTGTAAATTATCAACCTGTGTACGCAAACTGATCAACTGAGTGACAGTTTCCCAATTGCGTTGTTGATTTCTAGATCTATTCCATTGTGCAACGTCAGTTATCTTGGACCCAGCCTGATCTTGAAAAGGCATACGATTGTGTTTGACATGTCCTGTGGTACCTGTGGCAGTGATATCAAAAAGAGTTTGACATTGAATTTTCATTGGCAGACATATTTAATGGCCAAAAAGAAACCCCAGTAATAACTGAGGTTCTTTTGTTACAACGGTTAATACGAAATTAAACTGTTGTGAATGATGCTGTTGTTGATACGTTTGCAGTTGGGATACCAATTGCAGAGTTGGCTGTTTGAGCAGCTGCTACCAATGTTGCTGTTGTGTAAGCACCAGTTGGGTAGATAGCGATACTCAATGTTACGCCGTCAGCAGCAACTTGATACATTGCAACTGTACCACCTGCACCAGTGACTGGACCACCGTTTTGGATAGCTTGCAATACGTTACCTACGTAACCGTTTACACCGCCCTGTAGAGAGATGTTGCCGTTAGCTACCAAACTGAAAAAGTCTAGTTTTGGACCTTGTGGTTGAACTGGACCAGCAATGTTCAAAGCTGCACCTTGAGCTGGTGAACCGTTGCGAACGTCCAAGTTAAATACTGGTTGTGTTGAACCATTTGTTTTTGCGAATATTGCCATTTTAAATCTCCTAAGTATGTGGGTTTTGACCCTACACTTATTTATACCGTTTGGTAAAAATTAGAGTTTACTCGCCCAAATTGGGATTGTTTAAAATTCTGTTGCCTGCCGAGAAACCAAAGCGATTGACCAGTTTGGCGCGACCTGCGTCAGACGCAATGACCCATCCTTCTTGGCCGGGTTGTTGACGATCTAGCTGAGCCAACATGTCTGTTTTGATTTCATGTAGTAACAAGAAGGCAGTAAAGGCAGCTGAAATACCATCCAGGTTTGATCTTGGACTCTGTAGGTATTCCACAATGTTGTTGTACTTGCGCGGTGTCACTGACTGTTGCAACCATGGGCCAAAGTCTGCCAGCAAGTTGGAGTAGTCTGTGTCAATTCTCGAATTGATATAACGCTTGCATAGCTGTGGCAAATCTGTGATGCCTGCGGCCCGCAAATCAGCAGGATTAAACAGCGAATCAATTGCGGCGCCATTTTGTGCTACCACACTACGTAATTCACGTTCTAGCTTTCTGTTGGGTGTGACATTTTTGATGTCTTTTTGTGTGGGCTCAATCAACAACAGGCCCGGATGCGGGTTAAATTCAATGCGTCGGATTGGTTCTGCTGGCGCGGCAGGATCAGCATAACGTGTGTGTACAGCAATGCCCACTTCAGAGTTGCCAATAGCTTCGCCTAACGTACTGGCAACAGGAATACGATATTCAACAAAATTGGGTTTGAACACATAAGCACCTGCTTGCTCAGGAGGAGTTTCAGTATAAAGTAAATCACCCTGTACATAGCCTTTAAAATTGCTCGGAGTAGCGGCCTCCAACATGGGCCATAGTTTTGCGTAAATGCCAATTAATTCACCACGTTCACCGCTACGCATGTTCTGTATGCGTGCCAACTGATCAGGACTGGTTGCTAATCCATCATAGCCCTTGGCCAAAAATCCTGATTTATCTGTCAGCACAAAACGACCGTCGGGTTTGCGGCCCCAAATGATTGCTGGTTTTCCGTCCCATTTGACTGTGGTTGTTTCTGCTGTGTTTGTGGCGGCTGCTTGAATAATGGCCAGAGCTTCTCGTATGCCACGGGTGCCTTTTTCAAACACCAGATCTTCAAGATGTTCAATTCTGGCAGCAGCTTCCGTCAACTGTTGACGTTCAAATATAGGAGTCATGCCTTGATTAACAATTCTATCTCGTAGACGTGCCAAAAAGTTTACTTCTGTGTATCCGGTAGGTGGCGGTAATTGCATGCCTTCCATAAAAGGCACACCTTCGCGAGCAAAATGCTCACGTGCATCTTTTAATTTTGCATCCTTTTTGGGATCTGTCGCCAAGGCTGCTATAATGGATTCTACACTGAGTAAGTCTTCTTTTGTAGCGGATTTATTTAAAAGAATTTTTGCAATGGCATCAGGATCATTGGAAATGATTTTGTTTGTGGCACGATCCTGTAGTCCCGCTGTTTGATTTAATTTATAGCCCATTGATTTGGCCATTGAATTCATCAACACATTACGATCCTGTCCGCGATATGCACTGTCAGAGGAAGCCGATAACATGAATTTTGAAAATGGCACATCTTTTAAAAACATAAAGTCTGTTTGTACATAGCCTTGATCAGGACGTCCATTGATGGGTGTTTTAAAATGCACTGAGATACCGCTTTTGCGAACGTATTCTTCGGGCTTTAGTTTGTTTGTTTGTGCCCATTGTGTTAGCTGTGCAACCATTTGTTCTTTGGTGAATTCATTGGCATCCACTGCTAGATCTAGGTCACCAGATGTGGGCTTGCGTCCTGTTGAACCCAAGGTGGCATCCTGCAGGTCCATGCCTGTGAGTTGTTCTAGCCAAGCTATGGTGCTTCGAACATCTGTTTGATTGATACGCTGTGTTAATGCTCGGTTGGAAGCATCTTTGAAGATGTTGCCGCCCTCAGTTATGTGCATTATACTTTGGCCAATTCTTGATCTAAAAATTTTGTGAACGCTTGGTCTGGAACTGTGCCTGTCTGATCTGCCCACACTCCTTGATCATTGATAGTGTATGTTTTGTTTCTAAATTGTAGTACAGCAGGATTGACACTGATTACCTTGACTGCTAGGCCACCACCACTGGCGGAAATGTCTGGTGCAGATAGGCCAGCCTGTTGAACTAATTTGGAAAATAATTGTGCCACTTGATTTGGGTCTGCTTCCGCCGCAGTGATCTGATCAATCAATTGATTGAGTTCTTGACGATTCACAGCGTTATTGATTGATTGTCCAGCCAATAAATTCTTTTGTACAAATGCTTGCAATGTTTGTTTGTACAGTGTGGCATATCTAGCAGGATCAGGATTGGCTGCTTTTAATTGTCTAGCATACTGTAACCAAGCAGGAACAGCTTTGTCAATTACTGTTTGCATTTTTTTTGCACTGGCACGGTCAGTTTTGGCATTTATGCTAGCAGCGGTGACATTGCCGCGTTGCTTGGTCAATGCGCCAACAGCACCAGCAGCAGCGTTTTTAATACCTTGCAGTATACCAGCTTCATTTAGCTGTGTGATTTCATGAATTTGCATCTGTTTTTCTCACTGTGCGGGTAAACTTACCAGGGTCACGAAGCTTGATGGCATTCAACAATTTGCGTGTGAGATTTTCAGCTTGCTCTGGTGTGTATGATTGGTCAATGGATTCCAGCAAACGTATAGCCGACGCAATAACGTTGGACGCACGACTTTCAATTACATGGCGTTGATCACGCTCGATGTACATTGAATCCAATTCTTCTAATAAGCTACGAGTTTTCTTTTGCATATGGCCGGAACCTTTTTATTATTTATCGGTTAAGTTTAATTAGTGGTTCCACATACATCATTACAAATAACCAAACGACCTTGCTCAAATGTAGGAATAGTCCAGGTTTTTTCTACTTCGGTAAACCATTCTATGCATTCTTTTAAAGAATATTCTAACGCATTGTTTTTTTTCATAATGGGTTTCAATTGAGCGTTTGCAGCTTGGTGATATTGGCCAGCGCCATAAGTGTGTGGGTAAAATCCGGTGTGACAACAGGGACTAACATCACCATTGGCAGCAATATAAACACTGCGTTGTTTTTTGACGGCACATTCTATTTGTCTGGGTATTCTGTCAGCAACAATATCTTCCAACAACACTGTGTCTGTGATTTTTTTATGAAACAACACGGTAAATTCTTTTTCTCCGGTGTAGTTACCCATGACATGGGTCAGCTTGCCTTGTTTGTCAAATACTGGCGCTGTGTTTCTACCCTGATTCACCCGGTGAAAATTTTTAAATCCCAGAGTTTGACTTAATTTTTCACATTGATCAATTTGATGAAGATTGTGATCAAATTCAATCATTTTCCATGTGGCATGTCCTCCAGCTTGAATAAAAGTTTGGGCATTTTTAATCACAGTGGACCATGACGTATTTTGTCTGTACAAGTGATGCGTGTCTTCAAGTCCGTCTAATGCAAATGTCACATGAACTTGAGCTTGCGCCAATCTCTTCCAAAAATCACCGTTTCTAGCTGATCCATTGGTACTGATCTCAATTGTTAAATCTTTGTTGTGCTGTCGAAAGTACTCAACAATGTCAGGAGTTTCTGGATTCATCACAGCATCTCCATAGTTGCCATTGATCATGATGACCGTTAATTGAGATAAAAATTCAGGTGTAAAGATATGTTGAGCATAGTCCACTGTGAAATTCAATTCAGGATAGCCGCCGTTGTATGGGTATCCCCAAAATGTTCTTGGACACCATGGACAACTGGCATTGCACAGTGTGGATATTTCTAAATGGACATGGCGTATTTCATCAACAGAATACATTAGAAATTCGCCTTTATTGAACCCAACAGTTGCTTCAATTTGGCACTCTGTACATCTGCCACCGGTGACACAGTTTCCTCATCACCGGCATCCTGTATTCCCACTCTGCTGGATGCTTTGATTTGATCCATCACGTTGGGTCGTTTGACAAATCCTGAACTCTGTTGCTGATCTTCGGCCAAGTCTGTGATACGCATGGTTTCAATGTTGTATTCCAAATCTACCTTTTGTCCAACACCTGTTGAACTACGCGATTTCATACACTGAATTTGATAGCGTCCACGCTCTTTCATGGCGCGACTTGTAAAAATACCAAACACGTTGTCAGCAGTGTTAATTTTAGAGATACCACCCGAAATATGACTGTGGTCAAATTCTACTTCTTCCACTGCTCCGCGATTCAACTGTGAAGCTGTGACCAACAATACATTTAATTCTTTGGCTAGATTACGTAATTCTTCCGAAACGTATTTGTCTTTTACAAACAAATCATTGGGACTTACTTTGGCACTCACGGGCATCAGCAAGTCCAAATAGTCAACCATCACAAAGTCCACCTTTATTCCCGTTTGTACCTGTACCTCTTTAAGATATGCTCTGACATCATTGATATTGCTCTGTGCCGGCAATGCTTTGATTCTATATTGCCCGGCCTTTTTGCTGTACAGTTTGACCTTTAATTCTGTGGTGTCTATGTCGCGGCGGATGTCTTTGGTGCTCATTCCTGCCAACATAGCATCTGTACGCAAAGCACACAGTTCTTCCGACAGTTCCAAACTCACATACACGCCACTGAGTCCTTGTTGCAACCAACTCAATGCAATGTTCATCATCACAAGCGATTTACCCGATCCGGATCCGCCGGCGAAAATGTTTAATTCGCCGCGGCTGAATCCACCATACAGCAATTTGTCCACTGAGGGCCATCCTGTGGACACCTGCCCACCCGAATTGAAATACTTTTCCAGACGCATTTTGGGATCATCAAAATAGTCTGTGCCCATGTCCTTGGTCAATGATATCTGTACAGCATCTTTGATCAGTTTTTCCACAGGATCAAATTCACCCTTTTCCAACAAGTCTGCTGACTTTAAAATTGCACGTTCTAGTTCTTGACGCTTGGTAAATGATTCGAACTGTTCCATAAACCAGTTGAAATGATCTTCGTTCAAATCTGGAATATGATTGAGTTTGATACCAGTTGATGCTGCAATTTGTTCTGTAACTGGCATGGTTTTGAATTCATTTACGTGCTGAGCAATAAACTCTGCTGCTGGACGCAATGATCTATCAAAGTTTTCAGCATTGTAGATGTTTTGTACCCGCACATAACTGCCAGCATCCTGGAGCATCATTTCCAAGAACAATCTTTGTACTTCAGTTCCGTAGTCTTTTAACAATTTGCTTTTTCCTTAATTCAATCTTTATCTTACTGTGTTCTCGTGCTTGCATTATAATTAGCAATGCTCCTAGTCTGCCATACTCAATCACTGCATCGTTTACATCTTTTATTTCATCTCCCCACTGGGGCATGCTCACTGACCACCCTAGTTCAATGGCACGATCCACCAGTTTCATTCCTGCTGCATCTTGATCGGGTACCACAACAACTTCTCTACCCAGACTTCTGATCACCCGTACTTGCGCATCGTTAATTTCGGCATGTAGCACTGCCAGTCCTCCAATGCTGAGAGCATCAAATACACCTTCCATGACCAACACTGATTGCCATGCGTTGCGTTGTAGGTCAGTACCAAACACATACCCGGGTTGCATGTCATTTAGATATTTGGGGGTACGATCGTCTAGAAATCTGGTACAATTTCCCACCACTTGATTGTCATGCGTGAATGGAATAACAATGCCTGGACGTGGTGTTGCCTTGAACAAAAATGGATAGTCCAAACTGATACTTCTACGGTTCAAATATTCTATTGCTTGTGCTGACAACTCTTCAGTGTCTGCAGGTAAATCACGTTCTTCAAATTCGATATCCACTGGCTTTTCAACTAGCTGTCTAGATTCTAAAATACCATTAATTGATTTGTGTCGTAGACTTTCTAAGTTAATACGTTCTATTTCTTCCTGGGGAACCATTAACCATGACAAAAACTTGCGTGCTTTGAATGTTAAATTACGCCCCAACACAAAGCTGGCAGTATATCCACAGTTAAAACAATGATAGCTCCATCCTTCCTCGCCGAGCTTCAATCCGCCACGCGATCTTCGATCTTGGTTTTCACCATTGTGTACACAACAAGGTGCATTGAAACTTATCCAGCCCGAACTTGATGTCTTACGTCGAGCAGGTAGATAAGCGAGAATGTCTAGCATTCATACATTGTACAGGAATCTATTTGGGAAATCAAGCGATCGCGGACAATTTGATGTCCAAGTTCGTTGGGGTGGCCGCCAGGCATGATCAGTTGTCGTTTTTGGTTGTCCACACGGTCTCTAAAATGCATGGTCCAAGAAAAATCAGGTTCTATAATGGTGTCCAAATTCACAGTCATTGGGGGAGGCATAATATGAAATTGCATAGTGGGTATTTTTCTTTTGTGGCTCACACTGTCAAACAATAGCACTGCCTGTTGATAGTTCAATGCCGACAATTCTCTTGAATCAGTCAATACCAAATAGCGTTTGATCATGTCAGTGAATTCGGGTCCAATTACACTGCTGCCAAAATGTATCCATGTGCTGTGTACAAACTTGTTCCAAGGAGGGTCGTTTGAATAATGCGTATGATTGGGATTGTAGAAACTGGTTCGATCTGCTTCAGTCAATGCTACCAACACCAGACATTGATCCGGGTTGGGCTCATGTTCCAGCCACCAGAGATAAGTCCAAATAGTGCTTTGTAAACTGCCTCCGGGGATACCAAAATTTTCAGTGGGTACATTGTAATGTTGGCCCAACAACCCTAAAAAGCAATGCTGTTCTCTATAGGGTACATTTTGTACCCAACAAGAGTGTGCATCTTTTTCAGTTGCAACCAACACAGGATCCAACAATTCGTCGCCGTACATCCAGGAGTCGCCAAACCCAACAATCTTTTTGAATTTCATCTAGTAATTATCGATGAATTATCTGTACTTTAAATTAACCACGTGTCCGGTTGAAATAATGACTTGTGCAGCAGTCATTGTGGGCGGTACTGGTCTATAGCCCGATCCGCCTGTGACCACAGAGATACTGGCAATTTGTCCATTGGACACAGTAGACACTGCTGACGCTCCTGCTCCTTCGCCCACGATTTGAATCAATGGCGGAGCTTGGTATCCTTGACCTGCGTTCACAATGCTGATGCCTGTAACCACACCATCTGCAACTGTGGCAGTGGCCTGTCCAGCATAGCCCATGCTCAGGTTGCCGCTTTCACCAGTGGTGTAGATTGAGTTGTTGAAACACAATCTAATCAAAGGATGCCAGCCCACAATGGTCATTGACACTGTGCCAGTACGGTTCAAATACTGTGTGGATTCTGTGATATTGTAAAATATGCTTTGATATGTTTCGGCTGCTTGTGCCTTGATAGTACCTGTATATCCAATCAAATCAAACTGAACAGTGGTAATGGCGCTGCGGGGTTCAATGAAACTTGAGTAAAATTCAGTGGATTGATACGGGGTGTAGTTGTTGATGGGTGACCCGCCCTGCAATGCCCAATCTGGATAGTTGCTGGAACTGGACCCACCATAGCTGTCTCGGGCTGTTAGATCTGTTGTGGGTATTGTGAGCTCTGCACTGGGCACAAATTCAGGATATATTGAGTCCACAATGTCCACTGGAGCTGCAGCGCCTGCCTGTGCATCAGTGAACACTGCTTCTGTCAAGTTGCCCGAAGTTCTGCTGATACTGTAGTTTGCTGGTTGTGCTTCAATATAGTTCAGTGCATCTGCTGTCAGTGTGACTTTGGCACGTCCTGCTGTGGCATTGATAATCACCATTTGGGTGGCCGTCATCAGCTCTACACCGTCTTGACTGATCAAGCGAAATATCAGGCTACTACCCGAAATATTTACAGGCTTTTGATCTTGGTTGATGAACTCAAATAGTATGACATTATCAACACCTTTGTTTATGGTTAGTTTTTTTGCGTACACAGGGTCGTACCTCATAGTAAAGTAAGCACCACTGGTGTCTACTGCCAATACTCTGGTTTTTTGTTGATATAGATACGCCGTGGTTGAATACATAGTTATTATTTAGCGATTTTAGAATTGGTAAATATCTCTGCTTATGGGCAATGACATCTTTACCAAACTTGCAGACAAATATCCTTTTATAACTTTGTGTATCTACGCCACCACAGAATATGTGGGAATTATACAAAACAAAGACGACACTATCACCACGATTTACGATTTTGGCAGCATACAAGATCCGGATTTGAAACGAGAATTTTTGGAATTGGCCAATGTATGGTGGTGGGAAAGCAACAGATCAATTCCTATCAATATTTTCCTAAAATCTGAGTGGGATCCATTCCGAGCCTATCTCAAAACATTTGTAAACAAGGATTTGGAAGTGGTCCACGGACCTGTGTGCAGTCTTGTTGATATGGCTCGTAAAAAGAGCAAACGCAAGAGTATTACACTGGTTCGGCGGGTTGACTGAGCAAGTTCATATGCAAAGTCACCAGCATTGCATATCCCAGGCTGTGAGCTTTTTTAAACACAAATCCTCGACTGGCATCGCCATCCCAAACTGATTCAAATACTTCGCTCCAGGGTCGACCTTGCAAATGAGCCTTGCCCGGCCTAATGATTGAGATAAATGCTGCCATTCTAGGTATCGAATCTGGCTTCATTTGTTTCAGTAATTCTGCGTAATTGCCCACGTGAACCAGTTGTTTGACCCACTCTATATCTGTCCACAAGCGTGCCCAATTGGGTTCTTTGTTCAACATAGTTTGATAATGCTCGGGACTCTTGACCAGATTGTACACACTCATATTGAGCAAGTCTATTTTGAAGTAGCCACGTTGTTCAGCTGTTTCATAGTCTATGGCCGCACACTGATTCACTGGATCGTAGGGTATGCCTGTGACATAAACACCTGAGTTATGACGGCGTACTTGCCCTTGATGCATTTGTCTGGCCGGAATAGCCTGTATCAACTTTAACAGTTGATCTCTATCGGCCAAGTCCAAATCAATATCTGCACTCATTACCAGCCTGCTTTCTTTAGTATATCTCTAGCGTATTCACGATCTGCCATGTAATCGGAGAACTTTTTGGTCCATACTTCCGAGTCAATATAAGGCCAAACCATGGCAACTTGTGTAGCGTCTAGCTCACTTAGAAATTTCTGACCCGACTCTGAATTGTACAAAACCCAAGGGCTGATACGTCCCGACGTTACAGCATAGGCCATGGCATTTGAGTTGCCATATCTCAAACAGTCATGCGCCGGATGTCCGGATTTTTCGGCCCAGTCCATGCCAAACTCAATGGCACGAGCCAGGGCATCATTGATATTTTCCACTCGCAAATAATCCAACAGGTACTCTGTGTAGATCGAATCCTTGCACCAATGATCAATTTTTTTGTTTTGACGGATTAGCCACTCAGTGAAACGCATAGGATTGATTGCTCGTATGGCCACACAGTGTCTGCCAAACTTGACAAATGCACGATAAAAACTTGACTCTGCAAAGTCATCAAACGTTTTTAGTTTGGCCGAACCTTGAGTTATTTCGTAGAACTTTAGATATGCCTGAAGACCCAGTTGCACACCGCGTTCGTTGCATTCTTGATGTCGACGTCGGGGCTCACACACGTGAACCGCTAGTGTACTTTCTTTAAGGAAATCTTTTTTGCAATATCTACATTGATACATTATTTGTCGTTGCCGTGTGCCTTGACGTAAGCATCAAGTTCTTTTTTGGTAGTGATGGCCGCTAGCACTGCCAGCTCATCGGATTTCATGTTGGGGAATAATTCTGCCAATTGTTTCTTCATGGCACTGGCTCCAGCACTAGTTTCTTTCTTTTTGGGTGCAATCCAGTTGTGTCTGTGAATGCCCATGCCGGGACTGACTGCTGTGGCCATGAGCCACTGTAATTTAGGATGACGACTCAGTGCAAAGAAGTGCTTGTTGAGATAGTGATTGGTGCTTTGCACATAGTATTCCTGCATCTCACGGGAACCTTGTATGCTGGATCCCCACCGTAGCATCAAGAATGTTGAGAACTTTTTGCGTTCTTCGTCAGTTAAGCTATCGTAGAATGTTCGATCCTTGCGGTCAAACACACTCATCTCGTTGGCAATGTTTAGTCGATCACTCATCTTTGCTTAAATTGTATAGCATTACGCATTGTTCAAGAGCTGTTTTCAATGCGGAATTGGTCTTTGCGGCTTCGCATATTTTGTGCCAGTCCACTGTGGTTCTATAAGGATCGTAATCTGCACCGCTTTCATACCCAACAACTCGCCGAGTACTGGGGTCAGCACCATGTTCGCGAGCATAGACTATGCCGCCAGCTCGTTCGTAAATCAATGTTGCTCCGGGTGTAAGTGTGCCCATGTTACCAAGCCTTGTTGTAGTCTACAATTTCACAGTTACGACTGATGTCTTTGACAAAGTAAACACATTCTGGCCGTTCACTGTCGTCCAACGGAACACACAGCATCTGTCCGTTTTTTAGTTTGGGAGCATACCAACTGACTTCTTGGTATACGTCTATAATTTCAATGTCTGGAAAGCTGGGTCTAAAACTGCTGAGTGGATTGAACTGAAATGCTTTGAATCCGCGATCGTTGATTGATGTCAAAGGCAACACTTCTAGATCACCCAAGTCTGGCTCACCAATCAAGATTTGCCAGTCTACGGGCATTTTGATTTTCTTGTTGCCAATGCGCAACACCAGTGCAGGAGCATTAAAACTCTCTAAAAATATCAACGGAATGTAGTGATAATCGGGATCAGCTGGTGTGCTGTTATCTAAGATAGCAAAACGCATGTCATCTACTTCTTCCGGCAAATGATCAAGGTCAAAGCTCTGGTCGTCTAAGGTTAATATTCTCATGTTTATATAATATAGGATTGTTGATCAAAAGTCAAGTTATTTTAACTTCATCCACTCAAGTTTTTCTTGTGTAAAAGGGTACTTGGCTTCTTTGTAAAACTGCTTGCGTTTGGTCAAATGACGTTTGGCAAACTTGCAGGTACTGGTTAAATCCCAGATCTGCACAAAGTCTTTGTCTTCGGCTTTTCTAATACCTCGTCCTATGCTTTGAATTACCCGAACAAAACTCTTGCCAGGTTCCACCAGCACAAGATTAAATATGCGAGGAATATTGATACCCACAGCAGCCACTCCGTAGGTGGCCACAATGATTTTATCATTGACGTCTGCCACTTCATCGTATTCTTCCTTTCGGTCCTTGGCCTTGGTAGCACCCGACACAAACACAGCACGTTCACCTAGTCTCTTGACCAGCTCTTGCCCAGCGGCCACACGATCTACCAACACCAGAGTATTTCCAGTTTCGTTTACTCGAGCAATCACACTGGCCATAGCATCCAATCTGCCAGACTCTTCCAACAGGTATTTTAATTCACTTTGATAGTTTGAGTATTCTACATGATCCTGTAACTGCACAATGTTCACGTGACAATTCGATAAGTGGCCCATTTCTTGTAGTTCGCTGGCTGCCAATCTTGAAATTACTGGACCAATACTGACATGTAGGCTTTGGAACTCAAACTGTTCTTTGGGCACAGTACCGGTCAAGCCCCAACGAATAGGAATACGGCTCATTACACCTGTGAGCAATGACTTAAGAGCATCCGCTTTGGCCATGTGTACTTCATCTACCATAACACATACCACATCCTCAATAAACTCTGTGATTGTGCAATCTTCTGCGGCAGAACCCTTCTTGGTATTCTTCAGCAACACATTCAAACTTTGCCAAGTACAGATGGTATGTGTGCGTCTCCACTCTTTTCTATCACCAAAGTAAACTCCCACATCCAAGCCCATGTTGCGATAGTCATCTTCTGTTTGGGTTACTAGACTTTTGTTGGGCACAATCACAATGGTACGCCCATAGGGTTCACATCGTTGACTCAAGGCCGCTGTCATAATTGTTTTGCCAGCGCCAGTGGCAATCTCTTGCAAGCACTGTGGATTTTTTAAAAAGTTGTTGACTATGGCGCATTGGTAGTCACGCATCATTATGGGTTTGCCGGCGGCAGGATGCTTCTCGGGCCATAACACATGAGCAAAACTGTCTTCGGCCACAGGTTCAAAGTCAAACACAGTCTTGTATTCGCGTTGATCATCTAGCTCAATGTCGTAGTTAAACTGTTCTAGTATAGGAATAATCTCGGGCAACAAGTTTACATAAGTGCTACCGCCCAGTTGAAAATAACTGACTTTGCCATCCCACCGTCCCAGTCTCACTGCCGGAAGATATCTAGCATAAGGTACGTCGTATTTGAATTTGTTAACCAGAGCTTTGCGTGCATCAAGTTCTAGTCCTTCAATCTTGATGTTTACTTCGTCTCTGATTATAATTGTTGCTGTTCTCATTGAGTTAGTCGGTTAGGGTAGTTGTTATTTTTAAATCTTTGCTGTAACTCGTCGAAGTTCAGTATGCGCCCAATGGGTATTTTAGCACTCATTTCATCGGGATGCCAATCAGTTATTCCCCAATGTTGGCACCATTGGTCCTTATACAAAGCAAACCATTGTATAAAATCATCAGGAATAGGTTTAGGACTTGTGGGTTGCATTGCTATGTTTAATGTAGGAATAAGATTTATCCAGGGCTTACAGACCTTGCACATAAAATCAATGTCATTGGGTTCTTGATCAAAATAGTACGTCAATGGATTCTTTCCTAGCTCTTGTTCGGTTAAAAAGCAAGTGCCCGGGATAACTGAGTGTACTGCGTATTGTAAATAAGATCTATCAAACTTTTTGTAAAGCAATCCGGCATCGTTACGATAGTTAAACAAGATCACTGATGGTTTATTTCTGTGCTGGTTGTGTGTTTCTAATAGATGTATTGTGTCGTGGGCATAGGTCCACTTGGTATAATGTTTACGATCCTGCGTGTTACACTGTTGAAAATAGATGTCGTGTAAATAGTTTAGATAAGTTTGATTGTGTAGTTGATTAATGTCAACATCGATACCCAATTCAGTGAGCTGTGCTTGTAGTAATTGTTGAGATTGTTCAATATCATTGTTCAATGGATGGTAAGGTGTTTCTCGCGGACCAAACAATAAATCCAGTTTCTGAAGTCTACGTATGCAAGAATAATAAAAATCTGCCACTGGATTATTGGCTAACTCTAAGTCAACTGTTGTGCCATCTGTCCATTTTATTTTTAATAGTTTTGCTGTCATTGATTAAGTATATACTTATCTAATACAAAAGTCAAAAAAACCGGCACCTTTTTAGGGGCACCGGTATAAAATGAGCAGTATCTCTACTGCTCTGGAGCTAACCAATTATGTTGCTTTCATACAAGTTACGCGAGCCATGTCTCTCCAACGAAGTGCAAAGCTCTTGCGTAATTGTGCTATCTTGATTGCCATACGTAGCGACACTTCACGCAATGAGTTCTTGTGCTCTTCCAAAAACTCAATCACTTCTGTCTCTGCTTCTTTGTCTAAGTCCATGTTTTCAAACAATGCACCGTCAGAAGCAATTTGTTTGATACGCAAGATCTTGTCACGCATGGTGTCCAGAGTCAAATCCAAATAGTGACAACGACTTTGTAATGCATCCAGGTGATCCTTGAGCTTTTGGCTTTTCATCTTGTCAAACTTCAAGTTTGTGATAAAGATGATTGAACCGTTGAAGTTAAACGAATCCGGAATTCCTTCACGACGCAAACTGCTGGATTCTGATAACCATGAAATCTTACGCTTGGAACCAGAGTCCAACGCACCTTTCAACAAGTTAAGAGCCACGTCATCTACCAAGATTGAGTCGCAATCATCAAACACCAACATACAGTTCTTGTCAGAATACTTGTACAATGTTTGATACAGGCCAATAGGTGTGGCACTACCTTTTACAACTTCTGCTCGCAATCGCTTGCCTGACAACTTGTCAAACAAACAGGCCTGTTCCACAATCTTTTCTACACCATAACTTTTTCCCACGCCCGGGGGTCCTGACACAATCATGGCACGGATGTCGCCTGTGGTTGCTGCCTTGGTCATTTCGTCCAAGATTTGAAAACGGGTACGAATGCGTTCAATGGCTTGCTCATCGGTTTCTTGTACAACTTCTGTATGAGCCATTGGTGCTACAAATTCACCTACAGGAACTGATTCGGCAGTAAATTCAACGTCTTCAATTGAGTCTACTTTGACACGCACTTCATCAAATTCTGGCCCAAAGTAGCCATCTGATTTAACTGTGACAAAGTTGCCCTTGGCTCCAGTTTGAAAACCTTTTACCAATTGAAAACTTACATTGGCCACAGGCTTGTTCCTATAACTGCCTGATTTAATTGTAATTGTTGACATCTTTTTAGCTCCTACTTTAGTTAATATACTAGTATTGTAACGCTGATGCCGTTTCTGGTCAACCAGAGTTGTCCATAGATCGCGCCTTAGTTTATAGCTGCGTAAGTGCTTGATTTTTAAGCGTTTTTTTATTGTTCTTTTGTTGCAGTTACGCAACACCGTAATACATCGCATCTAATTCTGCCATTGCTTCTGCTTGCTCACGCTCGCGTTCTTGGGACAACCACTGAGCTTGTTGGGCTAATTCTGGGTTGGGTTCTTCGATGATCCAACCTTGCTCACGCAATTGCTCACGACCTTCAAATGTCTGTTTGAGCTGGTCCATTTGATCGTGTAAAAGATTGATTTGAATCACTAGATATTGTTTACTGTTCCACTCAGTGGCGGATGCAAATCTTGGACGGAAGCCGTTGAAATCTTTGTGTAAATCACTATAGTAACCCTGTAATTCTTCTACTGAAAAATCTTTAAATTCACGTACCATTGTTAGCTCCAAAATCTAATTTATAACAACATTGTAACAAAAAGTCTGTTTTTGGTCAACCATAAAAAAACCCTTGTAAAAACAAGGGTTTGTGATGTAATATTTTGTAGTATTACGGAAGTGGTACGCCTGGCGCAATTTGAAGAGTAGCCGAAAATACATCCCCAGCTGACAATTCCCACCACCATGGTCCATTCAAATTTCCTGTACGATCAATGGGTTGGGCAACACCGTTGATAGTAGCATTGGCCCAAGTGTTACTCACTGAATCAACAAAATCGGGTAATGCTCCAAAGCCGTCGGGCCCCGAACTCAACTGGTTAATCACTGCGTTGTGAGCATTGATTATAGCCTGAACATCTGCTGGATACGGAAAACTAGTAATTGCTTGTATCTGTGCTATTTCTTCAGCGGAAAACGGAGGATTTGCAATGTCAATTGTTACTTGTTGTTTTTGGGCAACTGTTGAATTTGGATCTGTAACAATGGCCTGTTGTGCTGGGGTCAATGCTGGGTTAAAATGCGGATCTAAAACATAGTTTGAAATAACTGAGCCGAACCATAATGGGCCACCCGATGCCTGAATGGTTAAAGTTGCAGTACCATTATACTCAACTGGCTCGCTGATGCTGAACAATGCTGTTTTTGATGATTCTAACTGTTGTTGTAACACGCTACGTGCATCCACGGAAACGTTTGTAACACTGATGTTTTGGTCGATTGTAGGAATTGTACCATTGTGTACAACATTTCCGTTCAATGTAGCCACTACTGATACAGGTGTTGGGTTGTATCCTTGTCCGATTATATATATGGTTCTATTAGTCATGGTCTTTCCTCCATGTTTATTTATGCTGCAGATTTATTTTTGCAATCAATTGCAACATTATTTCCAATTTTTTATTACCACCAAATCCTGTGTTTGATCTGGTTTGGGATCCCCGTGAAATACCAATATAGCTGTACTGTCATTGATGTTGGTGCCCGACCCTGGAGATTTCCACATTCTACGCTTGAAATCATATCCGCCATCCAAGCACTGCCAGCGCCAGCTTTTTACCAGATCTGTGTTGAAATATCTACGTTGTTGCTCCGTAATTACAGAATTAATGTAATCTTGATCTCCGTGAAATCGTTTTATTGTTTGTGCTAGATCTAACTCTTGAAAATTACGCCATACCCAGTCAAACTGTGTGGTATCCCACCACATTATACTGGAATTAATTGATTGATACATTGGACGCCAAATATGCTTGAAGTCTTTGACCGCCCAAAAATGTCGGAGTTTTAATTGCCAGATCCAGTCTATGTTTTTTGTGATGACCACGTCTAAATCAAAATATAGCAACGAGCCACGATGGTGCTCAGTGTTAAACAATTGTACTTTGTACCACCATGCTTGTTTGGGTTCAGTGATGTTCCAATCAGTTAATTCGTGCTTGATATAAGGTGTCGGAACTGTTCTATTGCTTTCTGTGTAAACATGTAGACGCACCGGGCGAGACAGGTTTCGAGATAACATGTTATACAAAGTATCGACATATTGCCAATGATATTTGTTGCCATGGATTACACAAGCACAGTCAATAGGAGTAGTAACAGTTGGAGTTTCCAAACACGTGGGTGCAACAACTACAGGACCATCTTTGCTGTGTCCTTTTAATTGGCGTTTTTGTTCTTTGCTTAGTGTCAAGATTCTATATTTACCGTTATATACGCACATAAATATCTTTATGAAAAAAATTGTATTGGTAACAGGTGGGTTTGACCCAGTCCATAGCGGACACATAGCGTATTTTAAATCTGCACGATCAATGGGCGATATGCTGATTGTGGGCTTAAACAGTGATGAATGGTTGGAACGCAAAAAAGGTCGAGCATTCATGCCCTGGAACGAACGTTTGTGTATTGTCAATAACTTGGCCATGGTCGATGAAGTGTACACATTTGATGATGAAGACAACAGTGCCCGACATTTTATTCAACAGGTGCGAGCACACTACCCTGCGTCAGAGTTAATTTTTGCCAATGGCGGTGACCGAACTCAAGACAACATACCAGAAATGGATGTAGTAGATTCAAATTTGACTTTTGCGTTTGGAGTTGGCGGATTCAATAAAGCTAATTCTAGTTCGTGGATCCTTGAAGAATGGAAAGCACCCAAGACAGAAAGACAATGGGGATACTATCGAGTGTTACACGAAACTGCTGGTATGAAGGTAAAAGAACTCACTGTGAATCCTGGATGCAGTTTAAGTATGCAACGACACTGGAAACGTGCTGAGTATTGGATTGTGAGTGAAGGTAGTTGCGTAGTCAACATGCGGATGGATGGCGGCTATCAGTTGCCCAGTGTTCAATTGAACAAACACCACAGCCACAAAATACATGTTGCTGAATGGCATCAGCTGACCAATCCTGGTGATGTACCGTGTAGAATTGTAGAAGTGCAATATGGTGAAAACTGCCGTGAAGAAGACATTGAAAGACAAGCATGATCCCTATTCCAATCTTTGTTGGATATGATCCGAGAGAAGCTGTGGCCTATCATACCTGCGCTAACTCAATTATTAGACAGGCCAGTCAACCTGTGGCCATTGTGCCTTTGGCATTGAATTTGTTCACGGACTACAACGAAACACACACAGATGGTAGCAATCAGTTTATCTACAGTAGATTTTTAGTTCCGCATTTAATGGGCTACTCGGGCTGGGCTATCTTTATAGATGGTGACATGATTGTGCGTGACGACATTGTCAAACTTTGGAACTTACAGAAAAGCCACGTTGACGTTATGGTGGTCAAGCATGATTACAAAACACGAATGACTGAAAAATATCTTGGTTCCAAGAATGAAGACTATCCACGTAAAAATTGGTCGAGTGTGATACTGTGGAACTGTGCCAATCATCCCAACAGAAAGCTAACTCCAGAATTTGTCCAACAAGCCACTGGAGCATACCTACATCGGTTTAGTTGGATTGACGACAACCGTATTGGAGAACTACCTCCGGAATGGAACTGGTTGCCCGACGAATACGGTGCCAACCCCGATGCCAAACTGCTACACTACACACTGGGTGCACCATGCTTTCACGAGTTTGCCACAACACCACAAGGTGACGAGTGGCATCGCGAACACATGTTGGCTGACTATTGTTTGCAACGATCTACAGATTAAATCCAGTGAGCCTGGACCAATGAATGATAGCCCATGGTGCTGGGCTTTTGTGATACTTTTCTAAACAGCAACATTTTTATCTGACTGAGATCTCTGCGTACATCTTTGTGGCTTGCTATGTGAAACCACTCCGCAGGGCAATGATCAGTGAGTACAGTGTGTGGAGTGTACTCACTGATGATAGCTTGATCACCATACAAAGGCGGAACGCTATACAATGACTCCCAATGGCTCAGTGGCTTGTTGACGAATGTATTCCAGAGATTGCTGTGATCTCCGTGCCAATACATAAATGCACTGGAGTGTATGTTTTTATCTGCTTCAATCCACATCACAAATTGTTTGTGTTGAATACGATCAATTATGTCATCAAGGTTGCCACAAATCACAGTGTCTAAATCTAAATACAAGGATGGACCTGTGAGTGCGCCAGGTTTGAACAGTTGCATTTTTGACCAAAATCCATAATCACCCGATTCAAGTTCAATTCTTTCACAGTTGACCGCACAGTCACTGAAACAAACAAATCGATGTGGTTGGGTTAAATTGCGTTGAACACCACGTTGTAATTTGTCAACCCATTCAGCTGTGTAACCTACTTTGCCGCCTTGGCGCAACACACATACAACGTTAAGCATAGCGTTCTAGTACCACTAGTCCAGAGCCCCGATTACAGTGTTCTATGATATGCCATTCATGATTGTAATGCAAAAATGTAATCACGGCCTCAAACACTCCAGGCCACTCGGTGGGATCGTGAAGCACAATATACTTTTGAGCACGACAAGCATGACGATCTAACTCTGCCAAACAATGTTTTTTGGTATGCACAGTATCAATAAAAAGTAAATCGCAAGGCTCAATTTCTATTTCCAGACTGTTGGCTATGGCAAATTCAAAGTCAACACCACTGGTATTGGCACAATGTTTTAGTTCATCCAATATAGACAAGTAGGTGTCTGTGATATCATAACTGCGTAATTTTTTTGGACTGCCAGATAACCAGGCACAGGTACTGAGTCCGGTGTAAACACCAAACTCAACTATGCTGTCAACTTGGCTGGCATATCGTTGATAGGTATCAAACCGATCTGGACTATCGCCTAGCCAAGCAATGGGTTGAATTTTTAGTTCAATGAAATCTTTTCGAAGTTCTTGTAAGTTTCTCATAATTTTAACCAGCATATTTGTAAACAGTGTCGTGAACCCACGCAACGTGAATTTCATAATTCCACGATTTTAACAGATTGTTAATTTTTTCTTGTGACCAGCCATATTCATCACCGCTGCCATTTGTTTCCAACACAATCAATGGCCGTGATTTGGCAATGGTTTCTTTGGCTCCTAGCAACGCAAATGCTTCAAATCCTTCTATGTCTAAATGTATTAAATCTGGATCTAGATTCAATGAATCAATTGTGATTTGTTTTATATTGCCGTGCCCTTTTATTTTTAATGCACCAGTGTTGGTTTCATTCCATCTTGGGTTGGTTTCTAGTTCAATCATTGATTCTATATCACCTAAGGCTGCTTGATACTTTACAACATTTTCTTCTGGAACATTGCGACACAAACAAGTAAAGTTTCTATGGTCTGGTTCTAGTGTTACAACTGATCGAAACAGTCGACTATACTGTTTGGGATAAAGTCCAGCATTGCCGCCGGCCTGAACAACTAAGTTTTTACGTTCACACAAGCAGGCAATTTGAACAGGCAAATCCCAATGCCCTATTTTGTTTAACCATTTCCATGCCCAGATATCTTCGCTAGGCCACAACCATGCTCCAGAATGCCTACGGCTTTCTCTATATTCTAAACCCAGCAATTCATCGGTATCTTGCACCCTGTGTTCCTTCACTATAAATAAACGACTACTATTATTTATTCACCATGAAAGCCTACATAATTTACCTTCCAGACCGTGAACACAGCGTAACGCACAGTGCGTACATGTTGGAGACACTAAAGTCATATGGACTAGACGCTTACTTGCACAAAGGTGTACCCGGTGATCATGCGGTAAAACTTGCTGCCAGATCCAAAAAAACTCTGTATCCTTACAGCATTAAAAATCGCACCATCAACGACGCAGATCTTAAAAGACTAATTCGTCCTGAATTATACGAAGAATTCAAAAAAAGATATCACTACACAATCATTGAACGTCAACTGATTGGCGAAAATCACATAGGCAAACTAAGTCGTCCTGGGGTAGTCGGATGTTTTTACAGTCATTATTCATTGTGGGAAAAATGTGTTCAACTCGGCGAACCTATAATGATCTTTGAAGACGATGTTAAGTTTTATCGAGGTTGGAATCCTATATCGTTCACCGGTGTTTTAATATTGAGTCTTGGAAAATCAAGTTTTTTAACTGAGCCCAACAAAACTTATTTGGAAAATCCCACTGGTGTGCCACGTGCAGTACCATGGAGAAATTTCAGCATGCCCGGTGCCAGTGGATACGCTCTTACCCCAGACGCAGCTCTGGGCTTGATCAAGTTTTATAGACCTTATTGGTATCCTGCAGACAATGCTATCAATCAGTACATTACACCCATGTACATACACAACTATATCATGGGCCGAAACACATTGCCCGAAGAAGGCAATATATCCATGACCAAGTCAAAGGATTGGAATCAAGCAATGGGGACTGAAATAGTCGACAATGACTACAAAGAACTGGTTATTACTGCATCAACCGATCCCGGCACCGAGATTGATCAATGAAAGTAGGAATATTTTATAACTCTATTAGCAATCCGGCTAAGTTTTCAAACAAAGTGATGTTAATGGACAACTTTCAAGCTGGAGTCATAAGTCAAGGCGATGAAGTAGTTGAATATAGAGAAAATACATTACCAGATCAGCCTCTGGATGCTGGCTTTGTATTGGGCTATACACTTGAAGATAACTTTAGAAAAAAAATTATCAACAGTTTAAAAGCTCAAAAAACTCCACAGGTGTTTGTGGACAGCAACATTTTACACTATGCAAGAAAAGAACACGAGTGGCATCGTTATAGTTTGAACAGTGTGTATCCCAACGATGGTGCATATTTCTTTCAGGCATTAGATCGTTCTAAATGGACAACATACAGCCAATGGCATGGTGTTGAACTGCAACCTTGGAGAACTGGAGCCAACGGACAACACATATTGATCCTGTGTCAGCGTCCCAAAGGTTGGAATATGTTTGGCAATGATCAGGATGCCTGGTTGGACAAGATGATAGACAAGATTCGCAAGATTGAGCGTAAACGTCCAATTGTGGTTCGCATGCATCCGGGTGATGGTTCAAGATTTAAACAGATTGAAAAATTACAAAAAAGGTATGGTGCCAGTATCAAAATCTCCAACCAAGATAACATTAGAGAAGATTTGGTCAACTGTTGGTGCACTGTGGGCTACAACTCTACTCCCAATGTGATTGCTGCTATTGAAGGCGTGCCTGGATATATAGAGGATCCGCAACATAGTTGGGTTGCTGACGTGGCATTCACTGACCTTGCTCACTTACTACAGCCACCCTTGCCTGGGCGCAATGAGTGGATTCACAAAATTGCCAACATACACTGGAGCAATGAAGAAGTACGCACTGGTCAACTATGGTCGGCTATTAAGACGTATATTTCTGCTTCTCGTTGACAAAAACTTCTAGATCTTTTCTAGTACCTTTGGCAGTCCAGATATAACTGCTGGGTTGCATGTTCCAGTCAATGTATTCTGTTGGTAAATTTTCCCAACGATATTGCGGTACCAAGTCTGTCAACACGTCTTGATCAATTCCCCAATGTAAATTATCCAGTTCAATGTTGTTTTTTAATACAGCAACATACTGTTTTAAAAATGCATAACCTTGGGTGTTGCCGGTTAGATACAAACCCCCGGCCAAAAATCTAGCCTTGCGTCCAGAGATATAGTGTATGTAAAAATCTTTGCTGTTGTCGAATTCTGGAAAACTTCTGCGCACAACAGCATCAATGTCTATGGCCAGCAATCGAGTGGTGGGTTGAATCAACTGTTGCAATCGAATAAATCTTGCAGAAGCAAAGTAGGTTCGTTGTATTCGCTGTTGTATGCTGGTATCACGGCCTTTGGTCATTGCAGTCAAAATTCTTTTGCGGCGATCTGCCATCTCTGGATCTGTAGGTACTGTTGCCCATTTCTCAGACGCTGTTTTAAACAACTCCAAAGGAACCTGCTCGTATGTGATACTGACACGTTGGATTGATCTACAATATGAAATTTGCTCTGGAGTAGGATTGTACAAGTGTAGATGTACACCAAACTGAGTATTTTTAAGCGCACTGCGGATCAATGCTGGACCGAATTCAGTGAAATAGTCGCAATCGCAGGCAACATAGATAAAGAATGATGGCTGGTCAAGGTTTCCGAGCAGTGGTGGAATAATCATATTAAATATTTAACTATAAATTATGCGTGTAAGTATTTTTGATCAGTATGGAGCTTTGAACAGTGCGCCAATCTTTGCCGCTATTCGTGCTGGTCTTGATCACATAGGTATTGAACATACCAGCATGGATAGCTCAGCCGATGTGGCTGTGATCTGGAGTCTGCTGTGGGCCGGACGAATGAAGCCCAATCAACAGATATGGGAACTGTACCGATCTACTGGGCGTCCTGTGATTGTGGCAGAAGTAGGAATGTTGCGACGTGGCTTTACCTGGAAACTGGGCATCAACGGTACAGGGTTGACTGCTGACTATGGTCAAGAATTAATAGCCAATCGTGCCAGTGCATTGGGACTCAGTACAAAACCTTGGAGCAACGCAGGATACAACATTGTGATTGCGTGTCAACGCAGTGACAGTGAGCAGTGGGTCGGACAACCACCTACGGTTGCATGGTTGACAGAAACTGCACGCAAGATCAGACAATACAGTGACAAGCCCATGGTAATACGTCCGCATCCAAGACAGCGCATTGCCGACATTCCAGGTTGTGTTATTGAAAGCCCTCAACCTATTCCAGGCACCTACGACAGTTTTAATTATGATCAGTGTCTTAAAACAACATGGGCCGTGATCAATCACAACTCAGGGCCTGGAGCTCAGGCCATTTTAAATGGTGTGCCGGCATTTGTTGGAGCCACAAGTTTGGCAGCGCCAGTGGGTAATGCAGACATTGCTGATATAGAAAATCCACTGCGTCCTGATAGAACACAATGGATTGAACAACTAGCGCACACTGAATGGACTATGCCAGAAATTGAATCTGGTATTCCATTGTTGCGTTTATTGAAGCCCTAGGTGAGACAAGCTCTTGTCGAGCCAAGACACAATCAATTCGTGTTGGCGTAGTTCCCCGTGACGCTGAACACATTCATCCGCGGATTCGGGCAACAGTTTTCGATCAGCTAACTCATACCACGTGGTTGTTTTTGGATTCATCGGCATGTGAGAACTTTTGTACACCACTGCACTTAACCATGGATTGTTTGACTCTTTTTTAAAAAATCCTGATCTACAATCCCACCCGGCAACCGCCAGCATATGAATCAAACTGACCATGGTGTGATGGTAATACACACCGTTGGGCTGATTGAACACTTGTTGTCTGGCTTGATAATTTGTTGTTTGTGGAACAACAATTGCCAACATGGCGCCATCACTGGCAATATTCCACCATTTGCTTAGAGTTCCTATTGGATCTAGAGCATACTGGAAAGAATCATGACACCATAGCACATCAAACAATGTTTTCTGTTTGGGTATGATTGTGGTTTCAAAGTCCACGGATTGATATGTAATGTTTGAATATTTTTTTGCTATTGTCAACTGAGGGGCTAAATCGACTCCAATACAATCAATATTCAGCGGCTGAGGAGTGTCTTCTCTTGTGGTGCGAGTAGCCCACCATTCTAAATCTAAGCCAGAGCCACAACCTAGATCTACCAAGGTTCCGATACTGGCCATGAAATCGTCGTATTCGTACAACATGTTCAACGTGTTTAAACTATGTGCGTGACTTTCTTCTGCGTTTCGAAATGTCATATTGTGATATCCTCCATTCCTGCTGTGCGTAATCTCACAATGTGCCCCATTTGCCATTGTTTGGCATCTAACCCTTTGAGTATGCCCAGCCACTTGTTGCGTAACAGTGCTACTTCGTTGATAATGGTTTCAAAGTCAATGACTTCGTCTTCGCCGTCTACGTACTTTTCAGCATCGCGACTGGTCAGTGCTCTAGCATATGCTTCCAAATATTTTTGAAAGTGTCGACGACGAATTTTACGTAATTGTATATTGAGAAAGTTAAGCACCGCTTCAATTTCTTGTAACTGATTGAAACGATGCTCAGTGATACCCGGCAACGCAGAGATGTTTTTCTCTACCAAGCCACCTATTCTACAATCACGCTTGGCATCTCCTAACTCTCGTTCGTAGTGTTGAATAAAATCAGGAATGTTGCCCAACGATGCTACAACTTTGCTATACCACATAATTATCCATATATTGTTTTTCAATCTCTATAAGCCAAGGAAACAACTCTCGCCAGTTTGTGCCACGGCGTTGATCTTTTTCATTTATGTATATTAACATTTTTTTGATTTCTTGCCAATCTCTTTGGTGATTAGCAATGCCCTTTCCTATACCTTCGATGTAGTTACAAATCACCTGATCCTCGTCAGTATCAATTGGCATGGCAGACACTATCTTTTGAAAATCTTCCTCAAACACACCAGGTCCAAAATGTTTGGGTATAAAATAAGATGGGTCTGGGGATATAGTTCCGCTATATAGACTTACATGACGAACCTGTCTCCACTCTTTTAATTTATGCATAAGTTCGGGCGCAGTTTTAATAGTCAGAGGACTAAAGACTTGATTCAATGCCAGTTTGATCCATTTTTGATCCAATAGATATCGAAAATTTTTCTCCCAGTGTACCAGGTCCAGTCCATATCTTACATATTCTTGTTGGGGGCCCCAACAATCAATACTGGCAAGAATTTGTAAACTTTTGAGTTTACGATTGATCAACAATTTCCTAATTTTAACAATGTACTTTTCTAACAATGCCGGCGGGATCATCAAATTAGAAACTATATTTAATTCACAATCTGCATTAGGAAACTGATCTACATAGTCTAAAATTTTGTCAAATTCTTTTTGAAAAAAAGGTTCTCCGCCTAGTATGTTCAGGCGGCGCAGATATTTAAACTCTTTTTCAAACCATTGTTGAAATGCAGGTAACAAATCTGTATAGCGAGGCTCCTCGACAACCTCAAGAGCTGCGAATTCAATTTCCTGAATTTTAGATTGCCCAAAGCGACGATTTTCGTTGTTGATTGTACTACTCAGATCTGGAGAACAATACAAACAACTTAGTTGACAGGTATTGTTTAAAAAAACTTCAACTACCACTGGTTTTATTTCTACAGCAGTAGAATTTTGATCTAATTCCCGAGGATACATATTTGGTATGCTTAGATGCCACAATCGATCACTTACGCCACCAGCTGCCTCAATTTCTTTACAGTAATGGCATGTTGCTCCTTGTTTACCGCCGGGCCATTCGCCGGCTAACATTTTTTTTCTGTCTGCTATTTTTTCTGGAGTATTGTGGAAGTTATGAAAGTTTTCAGGAGTTAATTTACTTTCACTAGAGCGATAACACGACCTAGTGATACCAGAATTGAGTAGCAAGGTGCTCCAACTCCATTTGAGTTGGCAAGCGGTTTCAGTGTTAATAGGAAAGAATTTTTTTTCAGATGTCATTGTGTTTGATTGACCCAGTCTATAAATGAGGTTGGAAATATCTGTAACGATAAATTTCTTCTTCTTGCAAATTCTTTAATGTAAGTTACAAAATTTAATTTCTGTTGCTTACTGTATCCACTGTCTAGTGCTGTTTTAATCAACGAATCGTTCCATTGATACTTAGTTAATTTTAGATTGGCAACGGAGTCTGAATCCATTACTCCAACAGCAAGATAATCAGGATCGTTACAAAACTGTACTGTGTTGTTGTCTTGTCCAAACTGATCTTCGAATTGTTGATATCCAAATAGTGTGAGATTAGTCAGAGTGACGGAAAATCTATACGGTATACCATGTTGTTTGATAATCTCCATATTTTTCAAAAAGTTCTGATAAGAATTTCCATACCGAACAAACTCATACAAATCACCAGTGGATTCCCCGCTGATTACTAAACTTATATTGCTTTTTAATTTGTCAAGAATGGCAGAAAATCTCACTGGGTTAACTCCTAATCCTGTGAAAATTTCTATCGGACTTGAAAACTTATTTGTTAGTTCTTCTAGCCCGTTATACAAAAAAGGCTCTCCGCCGGTAATAGATATTGACCTTAGATTTTTGAGTTGCTCAGTTGAATCTAAAATGACTTTGACTACTTGACTGTTTTTAAGCTGTTTCTGCCCAAGAGCTTCAATGATACGATCTTCAATATTGATTGTGTATCGTGCATCATTTAGATAAGATCCATTGGTCTGTATGTCTTTGTACCATGCGTTGCTATATTGTTTGCAACAATAAACACAAGTCATATTGCAGGCTGTACTCAGTACAATGTTTAATACCTCGGGCTCGGCATAGACTGCATTGTGTGTTTGAACTTGACCATTCATGCTCGTTCGACGACTTACAGCCAACTGATCTTCTGCGGCCCAACAATTGGCTTCACATGAAGCCACACGAACTCCATTGAGCATATTTTCTCGATCTTGTACTAATTCCGGAGTATTAAATATTTTTTCTGGATTTTGTTCAAGCCATTTTGTATTAATTGTGTAAGGACTGGCAGAACAACATGATGAAAGATTTTTACGTTCTAAATTTACAGTCAACCACCAAAATTTTTGATTACAATAAAAATCTTTAATAATCGTTTTCGTCTTCATCATACTCGTCTTCGTAGTCTTCCTCGTCGTCCTCGTCGGCATGATCATCAAGATACTGTTTGAGTGCTTGCTTGACTTCGCTGTCGCTTTTAAACGCAGATTTGATTTCTTCGACACTGACGTCGTTGTCAATCAATACACTGACCAATGCTTCGGCAGCTTCGGCACGATCCATGCCGTTGACGTAACGTTTGATTTCTTGCCAAACTTCATTTGCTAATTCTACTGCCATATTATGCTTCTCCTTCTAAAGTTTCTTCAGGAGTACTTACCTCAGTGTTTTGATTTTTGAAATCAGCAATAATTTTGTCCAGACAACCATCGTCGTTGGCTTCCCACTTTTTGCGGAATTGTTTGATAATTTCGCCATCACTGGTAACAAATACTAGGCTATTGCCTTCTTTCTTGAGTAGACCTTTTTTCTCGGCCAAGTCGGTCATGCCTGAGTATGGACTCATTCCTGTGGTGTAAGGAATTTTAACTTGTACTCCTTCAAACGGTTTGGCATAACGTGTTTTCATGATCTTACAGGCTGCTCTGATGCCATTGACTTCTGAAACTTTGTTGCCATCTTCGTCTTCTTTGAGTTTGAGTTTTTTCATAGCAACCACAATACTTGATGCATAGATAAAACCTTGACCTCCTGAAATCTTGTCATCTGGATCAAACATGTCCTGACTTGCATATGTATGGTTAGTACATACCATTCCAATATTATAACTGCCAAACATGTTGACACAGTTACGAACCAGGGCAGTAAGTGCTTTGGGTTTGCGGCCCAAGTCACCTTTCATTTCGCCTGCTTCAAACTGGTTGACATCAGTGGGAGTCAACAACATACCCAATGAGTCAATCACAAATAATACCTTTGGACGTTCGCCATCCGGTAACGCTTTGTAATCACTCATGAATGTGGAAATCGTTTTGGCCACATCGTCGATCATGGCCATTGATAGTTTGAGCAACTTGCCTTCGCTGGTATCTACTCCCAAGGCCTGCAACCATGCTTCGTCTAGGGCATTTTCACTGTCTACCAACACAACAAAGATACCTTGCTCTTGTGCGTGTTTGACAATGTTGCCACTGCAGATGTAACTCTTGCCTGCACCAGAATCTCCCGCAAACACAGTAACCTTGCCCATTGGAATACCTTTGTTAAAGTCTCCCGAGATCAAATAGTTCAAGGCAAAATTGCCTGTTGAGATCCAGTCTGTTGGATCGTTAAATCCAATACTAAGACCGTCGATTGATTTTGTAATTTCCTTGCGGAACTTTGATACGTCAAATGGTTTTGCCATGTTAATTTTCCTTAATAAAATTGTATAACTTTTCTGCATACTGTTGATGTTGCTTGACTCCAGGATGCAAATTGTCTGTTCCTAAATCTATAAACTTTATAGTATTTCCATTTATAATTAATCCCTGTGTTAAATCTATAAAATTGGGTAAGTCTTTTAATGCTATGCTGACCCAAGCAAAATCTAAAATATTTGCAATGTATAATTTTACTTTTATTTTTTGACAAAAATTTACAACTTGTAAAATTTCTCTCAATGAAGTTAATACTTGGGTCTCGCTTTCAAAATAATCAAGTGACCAATATTGATTTTCTTTGTCTACTGTGAAATAATCACTAATAGGTACTGGATTAAAATTCCAATTTTTTGATATTGCAACCCTAGAAACGTTAGTTAATCCCCAAACTACTATATCTCCAGATCGTATATCGGATCTCAACAACTGATCAGCAGCCCAAAAAATTGAGGATCCTCCTTGTGATAATGTTATCTCGGGTAAATTTAAATAGTTGGCCAGTAAACTTCCCCATCTATCATTGTAATCAACACCGTTGCCATGCGTTACAGAACACCCAGCAGTCCATAAAACTGGATTGTTATCAGTCCTTGTATTTTTTAAAAAATTAAAATCTTTTTTCCAAGTAAAAAAATTAATCTTACCAGGGTGTCTTGCAAGTTCGTTAAACAGTCTCCCATATGAAAAACAATTATCATTTGTAATATTAATATCCTCAGTGAGGTTAACCACTACAATTTCACTAGCATTGCTACATGCCACACTGATGTTTTCACAAGATAGATCTTCTACCGATGTGTGACAATTTACATCGGTGCTGCTAGCAACAATTTTATCTATGTTATGTCTGTCAAGCAGTATAGAATCGTTACCATTCCAGTCATAATTAACGGTTGAAATATATAATTTATTAATCATTTTAATTTGTATAACTCTGTAAAAATCTTGCTGCTGTCTATTCCACGTCGTTGATCCATTGCGGCTAACTGTTCAAAAGATCCAGCTAAATCTTTTTCAAACGGTTGCTCTATATAACTCAACATATTTTTGTAGCTGTCCTCGAGCAAATAACCCGGTTGGTCAGTGATTCTTTGTTGTATTTGATACTTTATTGATTGTAACACATGTTCTGGCAAATGTCTAATATTTAGGTATTCTGGAGTCAATAATGCACCAATGATAAAACTGTTGTTATGAAACCCTAAATTTTTCAAATAATCCACACAGTCAAACACGGAACGATGATTTAACAGGAACCAAAGCATGTTAAAACTAATTTTATGGTTTAGTTGTTTTATCTTTTGCAAATTTTCTAAAAAATCCACCCAACGGCCGCCATATCTGATGTATTCAAATGCATCGGTAACAGTTTCCACACTGACGGTCCAATGTACATTGGGAAATTCACAAATTCGATCAAATACCTGTGTGTCTGTTTTACTCAAATTGGTGTTGATACGTAGGTTTACATTAGGATTGGTTTTTTGCAACAGTTCCAATAGTTCTAAATTTTCTTTCATCAACAACGGTTCGCCGCCGGCCATGTACACATGTTTGAGTGTGGATGCATGATCAAAGATATATTGTTTAAAACTTTCCAGTTGATCAAGGCCAGGGCGCACTATTTCTTCGTTTAATTCGTCGGCCCAGCGACTGCTAAATTCGGGGCTACAGTACACACAAGAGAAATTGCACAAATTAGTCCACCGCACATCAATGGTATGCAAGTCATGTTGATTGGGTTGGTACGTATCCAATGGTATTTTTTTAAGTTCTTTTATGTAAAAAATTCTGTCACTGATAATATCAAACCCAGTTTTATTGCCTTCAAGATCATAACAAGTGTGGCAGTTTTTTCCAGGTTGATTGGTCAGCATGCGTTGTTGAGTATCAAGATTGGTGGTGCCGTGTAGAATTTCTTTGATAGTGTTATCTTTGAGATTACCTATTGTTCCTGAACTACGAATACAATTTTTTACTTTGCCGTCAACATTGTACATCAGTCCAGTCCATGGCATGGGGCAAAAATTACGATTGGTCAATACGTCTTTTGGAGTCATTGTTACAACGGTCCCAGTGATATATCTGGAATTGTTAGCCCATTATTGTTGGCAAGATCCAGCAAGTTTACCAATGTTTTTGCCCAGTTATTGACATCAGCTGCTGGTGGAACAGTTTTGTCTAAACTGGTAGCTATGTTACCAGGACGAACTATGGTAATTTTTACACCAAGTCGACGGTTTCGTATTTGTCTTACCGATTCCTCAAGTGTTACTTTTTGTATTCTATATTGATCCATGTCTAACCCCGGTAGCGTTGATACTGGATCTTGAGTCATCATAGTGCTGATCACAATGATATGTTTTTTTGTTCCTTGCCAACGTTGAGCCATTTCAAACAACAACTCAGTTTGTGCATATCCAGCTTGTGCATTGTTAACAAAAATATCGCATGGCTCAATTTGATCACAAATCTTGGGTGTATTCCTAATATTATTGCCTTCGCGTTTACTCAAACCAATGATCTCATAACCGTTGAGAGAGTATTCTTGTGCAAGAGCTTGTCCTATACCCGCAGTATGTCCAGTGATTGCTATTTTCACGTGATTCCTCTCAGTTGTTTTTGTTTGCTTATGTATGCCTCTCTAGCATCGACATTGGCATTATCAACCGACAATTCAAACGGCTGTTTAAGATAAGCGTAACTGTGATCAATACTATGTTCCTTGGCAAATGCCTGTATATTGGGTAAGTCCGTGACATTCAATATACTAACTGTGGTCCATAAGTTCAACTTAATAGGCATTGTTTTATATGTCATTAAGTTATTGTAAAAAGTATCCCACTTGATAGGCCAACGCATGAATTCGTGTACTGGGCCAATGCCATCACAACTTACAGTCACAGTGACTTCTATTCCCTTATCGACAATATCTGTTAACTCATTGAGTACTACATTACAATTAGTGTTGAGCCTGAGAGTCCGCAAATTTGGTGGCAAGTTGGCCAATAATTGTTTGTAATTTTTACTGTAACTTGGCTCACCGCCGTTGATATCTAAATGTACAATACGGTCTTGCGGTAAATTCCAAAAGCGACTACTGTTGTTTACAATAGGAAAAGTTTTGCCGACAAGGGCCCCGATTCGTGTACTACATCCAGGATTACACGTTTGACAAGCAGCATTACATATGTTATCTAATACTCCGCCTACTTGTAAATAGTCTTTTTGTGTGGTTTGATTGTTCAATTGTGTGGCATATCCCCGTATGCTGTCGGGCTCAGTTTCCTGGCATCTTGCACATTCACTGGGCCATTGATCTGCTAGCATTGTTGCTTTGATTTTTGACAGCCATTCACTTGATTCCATCTGTTCCAGTGATTCAAATTGTGGTGGCGATACCATGTGCCCGCAACGACTCACTGTTCCGTTGGGATTAAATCTTACAAAGTGATCAAGTCTTGGGCAATGCATCAATGATATGTTGTGTTTTTTTAAAAATTAAATCATACAGATTTGGATGTTTGAGTTGTATGTCGGTTACCAACTCATTGACTGTCACTGACTGACCTATTCGGTCAAGCAATAATTGGTCTAGATAAAAATATAAATCAAGTTTCTTCCAGTTAAAATCGTTGATACTTTCTAAAAATTTACTTGATGGAGGATCAACCTCTGCACGAAAATTCATGTTAGCTAACCCGTCGATATCACTGATTGAACATAACTTTAACTGAGTTTCTGGGTGTAGATATTTATTGAGATTTAACAACCAAAAGAATTGTGGGCAATAGTGCCGATTCAAAAACAAATAATTATTCACAAACCATAAAATGGTTTTGTGATCTAGCTCAGGAAAATCTCTGTTGAGATGCTGTAGATAAGTGTTAACTCCGCTGATAAATCTTTCTTTTGGTGCCCGTAAAAAAACAGTTATGGGCTGACGTATTTTTGTAATACAATCATTGGTTAAAATTTCCCAGTCAGTTCGATAACCTTTTTGAATTTGTACAAAAAATGAACTACTACCGTTTTTCATTATAGGAAAAACGTATTGCTGTGAGGAACCCAAATAGATCACCTCACAGCGTTCTGGAAAGATAGTGTTATCTATCTCACTAAACATTGATTACTTCTGTTGACGTGCTCTAATCATTGCCAAAATATCTTCGGCTTTGTTGGCACCTGCTGCTGGCGCAGACACCGGAGCAGTCGCTGCCACTGGTTCGTCATCATCAAACGAACTTGTCACTGGTGCGGCTTTGGTCACTGGTGCTGGTGTGTCTTCGTCATGATGAACCACTGAGGCAGTGCCACCTGCGGGTGCTGTAACACCGGCTGGACGGAAGTACTGACCCCAACGCTCTGTGTCATATGGTTGACCATCCACTGATGCTTCGAACATTTCTTTCATGACCTTGAGCTCAACGTCTGAGGGCTTTTTAGGTAAGAATGTTGATAGATCAAACAAACCGTGTGCTTCAATGGCTGCTTGTTCTGCTTCAGTCAATGCTGACTCTTTGCGAGCCCACTTTGAAGTTGAATAGTCTGCGTAGCCACCTTTGGCTGTTTTTGTGATACGGAAGTCTAGACCACGCATTAAGTCTGTTGGTAGTTCTTCCAGTTCTGGATCCATCAATGCTGACTTGATAGTGGCAAAAATTTGTGGACCAATGATGAATCTACGAATTGGATTCTCTGGCGTCTTGTCTTCGTTCATTGGGTTTTCACGTACAAAGCCTTGGAAAATGTATGAACGTTTTTTCCAATACTTACGACCCATTTCTTCTAGTGATTTGTCTTTGAACCAAGTGCGTACTTCTGCTAGGATTGGACAAGCTTCTTGCCACATTTCAACGCAGGGTACTTGTACCATGACTTGTTTGGAATCCATTTCGCCTTTGATTCCGTTGAATGGCAAACGAATCATTGCTCGTTCTGCCCAGAAAAATGTGTTCTTTGGATTTGCGTCTGGTAAGAAGCGTAGTGTTGCTGATGAACCTTCTTCCATATTCCAGTGTGCGTAAATTGAATTATCGCCGCCTGATGATTGACCGCCTGGTTTATTTGTTTCTGTAGCTGCTAGTCTTGCTCTGATTTCTGCTAATGATGCCATTTTAAGTTGCCTTTCTAAGTTGTATAAAATGTATGCCTATCTATTGTATAGATCTTACGTTGCCTGTGACACAATGTAAAAAGCGTATATCACTGTAGTAGTATATACGCCTTTTTAGGTAGCGTCAATAGATATTTATGACGCTGTTGTTCTAAATGCAGTTTTACTTTGCCAATATGCCGGCCAATGATTTCATTCTGGCCAACATTGGATCCACTGACTCACTGCTCATATTGCTGGGCTTGGTCATCATAACACCGTCGGTGTCTAAATTTTCCATGTATCCACATTCTTTCAAACCGTGCATTGGACATTGTTCACCTTCGGCAGTCATGTTGCAACGGCCTTCTTCAAATGAGCTCAAATTGTCAGCTTCCATTGGCTCAGAGCCCTTCATTGCATCGGCACGATTGGCTTGTTGATAACTGGCCAACTGAGATGCTGGAATAACTTCTGAGCCAGCAATTCGTTGAGCAATGGCTTGTGCTTGTTGTTGGTCTATAGGACCGTATGGTGATTGTCCATCATCAAACACCACAAAATAACTGCCGCCCATGCCTTCATCAAATTGATTTTCAATTTCATTACCAACGGCACTGCCAACTGCACCAGCTGCTGCTTTTTCAAGTGCACCTGCGCCTGCGCCTACTACTGCTCTGCCCAACACTGCGCCCAATACCGGAAGAATTTCGGCTAACTGTTGTTCATTGACCTGTTCAGCCAAATTGTCATAATCGCCGGCGGCCAACATTTGAGCCGCACGTTTTACATATGCACTGACATCACTGGAGCCAATCTCGTCCACATCACCGATCATTTCAGCAACGTCTCGAGCTGCTGCCATCACAGCGGCTGGACCATATTGTTCCAACAACTCCAAATGATGGTTCATGATACGACGTATGATTGCTCCTTCAACTGGCAATACTTGGTTGTCTTCACGAAGTTCATCTGCCGGATCTTCTGTTTCAGCCGGAGTGTCTGTATCAATGTTGAGTTGATTTAGAACTTCAGCAATGCTAGAATCATCGGATAACTCTACCAACCGATCGTAAACAATCTGACGAGCATCGGCATCGGCATCTTGGTCGGCCAGTGTTTCCAATTGATCAAACAACAGATCGTCGCCCACTAGATCATATAGTTGTTCTGTGGCATTGGTAGCATCGGCGCCCACTGGAAACTCTTTTGATAGTAGTTCTACTAACTGAGCTTGTTTTTCAGGGGTGTCTGGTGTTGCCCATGTTCCTTCTACCAGGCGATTGGCCCAGGCTTCAAATATGTGTGCTTCTTTCATAGCTTGTCCTTGTTGTTGTATTCGAGCCAACACCGGCAGTGCTTGCTCAATCCTTGTGTCGATTGTTTCTCGCACAAATAAATTCTTGATGCTTTCAATTACCACATCTTGTTCCGTGATCTCTGCTGGGTTCCATGATTCAAAATAGTTTGAGTACCCACGATGTGTACTCAACCCTTTGAGCATTTTGTTTAGATTTTCGTAGTAGGCATTGGTTTCTGAAATTAACTCTGCTGTGTTGCCTTCAAATATCTGACCTTGGTTGGCTCTGCGAAAACGACTCAATACATTGAGTTCTTCTACCACTGACACAATGTGTTGTCCACGTAGATCATATGGTCGACCACCATTGCGCACATGTTCTACCATGGCACGTCCACCTGCTAACTTTGTAAATGGCAGTTTGAATCTTTCACCATCTGCAGTTTCAACATACAAACTTTCAACATAGCGATAACGGGCATCGCCTTCGCCAATGGGTTTTTTGTGACGGATCATCAAACGCACTGCTTCAGGTCGATCGTTGTAGCTCACTGTTCGTGTGCCACGCCATGATTCAAAAAGTCCTTCTTTGATTGCTGCTTGACCTTGCATTGAGTAACGCAATCTGTTCAAATTCTTCAGACCAAAACTCATTAAGTTTCTGGTGCTGAAATGCTTTAATTGCTCTAGGAAACTGAACCACTCTCGTTTGTCTGCACCTTCCATGCTTTTTCCCACATTGTCGCCAAAGTAAACTTCAAGGTTGTTGTCGTTGCCGATCATGATGACCACTGTGCCGTAGTCATTGCCAGATTGTGTGGTAAAATCAAAACTGAATACTTCAGTTTCTGCAGGATCAGCAGCTGGTTTTCCAGCCGAATCCAGCAGCTCAGGGTCAAAGTTTCTGCTGACCAGTAGATCAAATAGTTGTTTTGCGGATGTGTTTTGCGCCATAGTTTAGTATTTAGTTAAAGGAAGCAATGAATGGAAGTGGTTCAACAATGACATCGCCATGATCTTTCATTTGACTGTCTAATTCTCCGTGATAGCTCTGTAGTTGTTGCATCATGCGTACTGCTAGAATAGTGGCCATGACCAAGTCGTCAGTTTCGCCTATTTTGGCAGCATAGCTGGTGCCATGTGCCACAAATGTTTTTAGCTCACTAACCAAGGGCGCACTGTGTATTCGCATGCGTCCAGATTCTATCATGACTTTGAGTTTGTTGCAGGCCGAAAGTTTTGATTTGTTTGTGGTGTTGAATCCTTTGCGATATCTACGTCCACTGGCAGTGGTCACTGAGTTGTCGCTTAGGAAATAGCCCTTGATGTTTTCTTCACCGTATTCAGCAATGGAGATTAGGGCAGCTTCTCCAATGGTGTTGTTTTCTATTGAAAAGTAAATTGAGTTAGTATCTTTCACAATATCATTGATGTATCTACAGATGTCTGCCAAGATACGTATCTGTTCCGGAATTGTGGTTCTGTTGTGTCGCCATTCACCAATCTGTGTTGTGGTGTTGGCTTCAAATATTTGTATGGCTGCCGGGTCGCCACCTGTGCCCAAACTTGGGTCCAAGGCTACGGTATAAATCTTACCAGGTTGGGGTTGCTGGTACCAACGCACTTGTCCTGTTCTAAACACAGGTTCTGTGCCTTTTAAATCCAACAGCTTGGTAGGAGCAATTAGCGTTTCATCGTTGATGATAAACTCACAGCCAATCTCTCTACGAAAACGATCTGAGCCTAACTGTGCTTCCATGTTCTTGCCCCAGTCCTCGTCACGATCTGGGTGTTCTTGCCAGTAGCTACGATAAGCACGGAATCCGTTGGTACCTACTTCTGTGGGGTTGCCGTATTCATCTTCTTGTTTGAGGGCCATTTTCCACATCAAAGCAAACTGATCTTCATCTGAGTTGGGTGTTGACGTAATAATTGCTTTACCACCAGTGGCCAAGGTGGGTGAAATTGAAGTCCAAAACTCTTTGGCAATGCCTGGTCGCACAAATGCAAATTCGTCAGCGTATAGCAGTGTAATTGACATACCACGACCAGTAGTTTCGGTTGTTGTTGCACTTACAATACGACTGCCGTTTTCAAAGTCTATTGACCCTTTGTTGTAACTTGTGACTCCGGCACGAATAAAGTCTGGGCATAGCTCATAGGCAAAGCGTATACGTTGCATGATTTCTTGTGCACCTGTGAACTTGTGTGCTGCAATCAAAATGGTTGAGTCGGGAACAAACATGGCGTACCACAGCAAATAACCTGCTGCCGATGTTGATTTGCCGGTTTGTCGGGGCATCATTGATATTGAGAAACGATAATTGTGATAGGTGTGAATCAGTCTCTGTTGATATTCATAGGGATGATACAACATTTTGCCACGTGTTGGATGCTGAATATAGAAGTAGTTGTCCAAAAAGTATGCCGGTCCGGTCACAGGGTCAGCACACAGCATAAACTCTCGTAGTTGGTCTTCGGTGAATACTTGTTTTTTGTGTGCTGGTTTTACCAGTACACCTTCTAGACTTCTTGAACTCATATGTTAATTTATGAGCTTTTTGCTTACTTGAGATTAAAACGCATGCCAGTGGCCTGTTCAACTTCTGTTACTGTGGTTTGATATTTGGGTAAATCTGCTACAGGAAGTGCGGCATTAGGCATCAAATAGGCCATGGTCTGACCTGATGCTTTTTCGTGGATAACTTTGTAGAGTCGTGTGGGTATGCCTAGGCCGTTGCCGGTGACAGGATGTCCTGGATCAAAGATACCACCTGAGATGATGTAAAAGTCTCCACCTTTGGATGCCCAATCACGTTCCCAAGTTTCCAACTGCTTCCAGATACCACGATTGTTGTTGGCCACTTGTGCTACCATGTTTGATAAGAAGAAGCTTTCGCTCATGATCTGATCATTAGTAGTGTTGTTGCCAGCTGGAGCCATGTGTCCGCGGTCGTGTGTGCGACCTACAGTGGCATAGTCAGCCAGTGTGGCACGGCATTGTTCATGCACATCTGGATCTGGTCGGAAATTGTCTCGGCGTTTGGCAGGACCCGTCATTGATTGCACTGTTAGGTGTTCAAATACAGCCACAGGTGCTTTTACTGAGCAACGATGTATCACAGCATAGTTTGTTCTACACAGTTCTTGATCACCTGGTTGTGCTTGATAAGCTGGAGTACCGTGGCTGGTAAATTGTGGACATTGAGCATTGATTTGTGCCAGGGCCAGAGCAGGCAGGGACAATAGGATCAATAGTAGTTTTTTCATTTAGTTTTTTCCTATGCTGTTGAGAAGATCACAGAGCCAACCAATCTGGTAGTGGCTTTGAGCCTGCTGTGCGTCAATGGATCCATTTTGGTGTCCGAAGAACCTTGCCAAAACATGGTCACGGTGTTTCCAGATCCAGGCACAGTGCCAGACACAACATTGGTAGGTGAGTTCATGCCAGTGTAAAATGATACCGTCAGCGATCCAGTGGTGGCCGCCGTGGTGGCGGATGTAAAGGGCAAGTTGCCCATGATCACATTGCCGTTTGGTGTGGATTGGCTGGCAATGGTGATGTCAAAAGTACAGAAGGCCATGCCGCCGATCTTTTGAAAATAAGTGTTGTTTATGGTCAAACTATAAGAGCCAGTTTCAGGAACCAGAGTGGGTGTCCAAGTGCCCGA